AGTATAGATAGTAAAAAAAATGATTTATTTTTAAGAGGCTATCGTGATGGTAAGCCTTTTAAAGAAGAAATTAAATATAAACCATTTCTTTTTATGTCTGGTGGAGAATCTTCTGATTATAAGACAATATATAATGAAAATGTGGATAGAGTTGATTTTGAGAGTATTAGTGATGCCCGAGATTTTATTGATAGATATGAGAAAATTGAAGGTGTTAATTTATATGGATTAACAGATTTCAAGTATGTTTACTTATATGATAATTATAAGGGTGAAATAGAGTATAATTTTAATACTATAAGTACAGTTGCTCTTGATATTGAAACTGATTCTACTGATGGTTTTGGAGATATTGATCTTGCTGATAAGCCTGTTACTGCTATTACTATGGCTAAAGGTGAGAAGACAGTAACTTTTGGATTATTTGATTATACTCCTAAGAGTAATAATAATCTTTATATAAAATGTAAAGATGAAATTGATTTACTTAATATGTATTTAACTTATTGGAATATGAAGTCTTGGCGTCCTGATATTGTTACTGGATGGAATTGTAAGTTTTATGATATTCGTTATCTTATTAATCGTATGAGGAGAATACTTCCAAAAGATGAATATTTAAGAATGTCTCCTTTTAGAATTGTGCATGAATATAAAGAAATTCAGAAGAAGGGCAAGCAGGAAGGAAAGACATTTAGTGCATATAATCTTTTTGGTATTCAAACTATTGATTATTATGAATTATATAAGAAGTTTTCTGATGGTGAAAGAGAAAATTATACTTTAGATTTTATTGCGTCTTATGAATTAGAGGATCGAAAGGTAGATTATTCTAAATATGGTTCATTAGGTAAATTATATACAGAAAATAAAGATTTATTTTATACTTATAATATTCATGATACTATTCTTATTTCAAGAATAGAAGCGAAATTACATTATATTGAACAAGTAATTATTATGGCTTATATTATTAAATGTAATTTTGAGAATGTTCTTAAGACTGTTAAACCTTGGGATATACTTACTCATAATTATTTGATGGATCAGAAGATTGTTGTTCCTATGATGGATGAAATAGAAGAACGTCCTGAATTTATGGGAGGCTTTTGTAAAGAGCCTGTTCCTGGTCTTTATCATAATGTAATGTCTCTTGACTTTAAATCTCTATATCCATCAGTAGCTATTTCATTAAATATATCTCCCGATATGATAGTAGGACAGTCAAAAAAGTTCTTTGGTGCTAAGGAATTGTTAAGTCCTGATATGGTTAAATTTACAACCGCTATTAAGGAGAAGAATTTTTCATTATCATCAAATGGATGTTTTTTTAGAAAGATTAAACAAGGCTTTTTTCCTGCTATTATGCAATACTTTTTTGACGAGAGAAGTCGATTTCGTGATTTGGAAAAGGTAGCCCGTAAAGAGCATGAAGACGATCTTAAAAGTATTGAGAAGAGAAATAACTATCTTAAGTTAAAGAATATTCAGACAGCTTATAAACTTCTTAATAATTCAGGGTATGGCGCTCTAGGAAATATATATTGTAGGTGGTTTGATAAGAGGTTAGCCGAAGCTATTACTTCTACTGGTCAGTTGACTGCTAAATATATTGCTATTGGTATTAATGAATTTCTTAATAAAACATTTAATACAAAAGATTTTGATTATGTAATTTATCAGGATACAGATTCAGCTTATATTAATTTGAATATTTTAAATACAGATTCAATTTATACTATTGTTGAATTTACTCAAAAAGTTCTTCAACCAGAAGTAGATAGACTTTGTGAAGATTTTTGTAATAAGTTAAATGCATATCAGAATAAACTTTATATGAAGCTAGAAAAGGTTGCTTCTAAAGCTTTCTTTATTGCCAAGAAGCGTTATTCTCTTAATGTGGACTATGATGAAGGAATTTATTATGATAAGCCTGATTTAAAGATTATTGGTTTTGAGCCAAAACGTTCTTCTGTTCCTAAAGTTTGTCGAGAGGCTATGGAGGATGTATATAGATTAATATTTAGTGATAGTAGAGAAGATATTTGTAAATATATTGATAATTTTAAGAAGAAATTTTATAAAATGGGATTTAATGAAATAGGGGCTCCAACTAGTGTTAATGGATTATATTCTTATTATGATGAAAATACATTATATAAGAAACATACTCCTGTTCATGTAAAAGGTTCTTTGTTTTATAATAAATTACTTTATGATAGAGGTCTTGACAAAATATATGAAGTAATATATGATCATGACAAAGTACGATATTGTTATCTAATTCCAGAGAATCCTACAAAACAACCTGTTATTTCTATAAAAGGGGAATATCCGTCTGAGTTAGGATTAGAACAATATATTGATTATGATCGTATGTGGTTGAAGACGTTTATTGATCCAATTGAAAATATATGTAGTATTATTAAATATAAAACTGAAGTTCGTGGAGACCTTAATGAGATTTTTGCTTGATTTATTAGATAATATATGGTAAGAATAATACCTTATGAGAAAGGTATCTTTAAATGAAAGAGTTTTATTTAACTAATCTTCCTGAAAAATTTCCAAAGGAATTATTATATAATGCTATTAAAGAAACTTTTGAAACCGCAACAATTAACGGGAGAAGGTTTATGGATAATGATATTAAAAGAAGAAAAATAATGTCTAAAGAAGATGAATTAATAACTCGTTTAATTCAGGAAACTTTAGATTTGTCTAGAAAAATGCTATATAATATTTTCTATCTTCGTGATAAATATAATGAAAAATATAATGGATGGGATTTAAAGAAAGAAATGGATAGGGATTTAGAAAATACTAATAATGATCCATTAGCTACTTTAATTCAGGAAACTTTAGATTTGTCTAGAATAATGGATATTTATTTAATTCGTGACAAATATGATGAAAAGTTGTATGAAGAAGAAAAGGAAATATTATAATGGATTTCATTAGAACTCATACTGGTAAATTTCATTTTGATAAAATTTCTTCTAATAATATAAATATTGAGGATATTGCATGGGGTCTTTCAAGAGTCCCACGATATGGTGGACAATCTGATAGAGTTTTATATGTAGGAGAACATTCCTATAACGTTTCTAAATTTGTTAAAGCTAAAAATGCTTTGGCTGGTTTATTACATGATGCTTCTGAAGCGTTTCTTGGTGATATTGTTACTCCTCTTAAAACTAATCTTCCTGAATATAAAGTAATTGAAGAAGAAACTATGAAGGTTATTTGTAAAACTTTCGGTTTACATTGGCCATTTGATCCAGAAGTAAAGATTGTAGATAAGAATATGTTTTTTTGTGAATATGAACAAGTTTTTAATTATCGTGGCCCTTCTATTGATCCTTATGAAAATATGACCAATCCATATCCAAATTTTATTATTAAATTTTGGGGAAAGAAGAGAGTTTATAATAAATTTATGGAGCGATTTAAGGAATTAATAAATTGATGGAAATAGAAGTTATAAAGAATAAAAGAGAAATTTGTCCATGGTGTCATCAAGAAATTGATACAGAAGTATGTTGGTGTGGTGAATATATTGCTAGTCATAATTCGTGGTTTACAGGACATGAGGCTGTCCCTATGGGTTGTGTATGCGGATATGAGTTTTTAGAAAAGTTAGAAAAAGATAAAAAAGGAAATCAATAATGAGCTTTAAAGAAAGATTATTAGAAAAGTCTACTATTAAAGAAACTGCTTTATTAGAAAAATCTAGATTATGGGAGCCTAAAGATATAATTGTTACTGGTATTCCTGCTCTCAATATTGCTTTAAGCGGTAAAATTGATGGTGGAATGGTTCCTGGTATTCTTCAAATTGCAGGTGAAACACAAACATTTAAATCTAAGTTTGCTATTGAAATGCTTAAGGCTTTTCAAAAGAAGTTTCCTGTTGATGGTATGGCTGAAATTTGGGATAGTGAACACGGTACACCTAAGACTTATTTTGATGATGTTAATAAAGATAATGTTATTCATACGCCAGTTATTACTGTTGAACAGTTGACTCATGATATTAACGTTCAATTAGAAGGTTTAGAAATTAATGATCGTTTGTTAGGTATCATTGATTCTTTAGGAAATTTAGCTTCTATTAAAGAAAAAGCCGATGCTCTTAGCGGCAAAGATACGGCAGATTTTACTAGGCCAAAGGCTATTAGATCATTATTTAGAACAGTTGGTCCTATTATTTCTAATAGAAATGTATATCTTGTAGTAGTCAATCATACGTATAGAACTATTGAAATATATTCTAAAGAACAGCCAGGAGGAGGAGGAGGCACTCTTTATAATTCTGATAATATTTGGATTATTAGTAGTTCTAAGAATAAAGAAGGTGCTGATAATCATCTTACAGGGTTTGATTTTACAATTAAGGTTTTTAAGTCTAGATTTGTTAAGAGAGATTCTAAAATTCCTATTACAGTAAATTTTGATTCTGGAATTGATAAGTGGTCCGGTCTACTTGATTTAGGAGTAGAGAGTAAGCATATTATACGCCCAAATAAGCAAAAGTATGCTCTTGCTCATAAACCAGAAACTGAATATAGTTTGAAACAGCTTGATGGCAATGATGCTTTTTATGAAGCTCTCTTGAATGAGACTAATTTTAATAAATGGGTGGAACATCGTTTCTGTCTCAAATCGTCTTGAACTTCAAGAATATATTAATTGGCGTACAAAGGAAGTTATATATTCTGTTCCTATGCGTACTTTTTATGAACAAATTGGGAATAAATGTATTAAAATAAGAGATTATCAATTGACACTTGAACAAAATGGTGTTATTGATAGTAAGACTTTTCAATGGAGGATTAAATGAGAGTTGGAAATATAGTAAATATGGGTTATGGAATGTATTATAAAATTATTCGTGAGGAAACGTTAGCAGACGGAAGAAAAGTTTTCGATTGCTCGTGCATACAAAAAAGTTTATGGCATCAAATTAAATATTATCTTTATCGTAAAGTATATTTTTGGCGAATTTGGTAGAGGAGTAAAGTTAAATGACAAATGATAATAAAGCAGCAATTATTCTAAATGATTTAGATAGTATTTTGCGTCGGATTGAATCATTACCATCTCATGTTCGTTATACTGAGGCAAAGAATCTTGTGAATGACGCTATGATTGCTATGACTTTAGGTAGAATTGACCTGCATCAGCAAGCTATGCAAGCCTATTCACCGCAGATATCTGGGTCTAGTGCGTCGGTTTCTTGGGTGCTTTAGTACTTAAGAGGAGTAAAAGTTAATGTCAAAAAATAATGATGATGGAATTGGATTTGTAGGCGGTTTACAAATAGCTTTTATTGCTTTAAAGCTTACAAATATTATCAATTGGAGTTGGTTTTGGGTTTTATCTCCAATTTGGTTTAGTATACTTTTGCTTACTTTGATTTACTTAACATGTATTTTATTTTGTGAAGGGCTTAAAAGATAAGGAGAAAATAAATGGTTGAAGAAATTATTACATCAACAGAAGAAGTTGATTCTAGTTTGTTGAAGTCTTTTGTAGAGCGTATCGAGCGTTTGGACGAAGAAAGAGTTGGTTTGGTGGAAGATATTAAGAGCGTCTATGATGAAGCAAAAGCTACAGGATTTGATACCAAAATTTTGAGAAAAGTTATTGCTATTAAATCAATGGATAAGGATAAAAGAGAAGAATTTGAAACTCTTCTTGACTTATATTTGTCTGCGTTAGGAGAATAAAGTGGAAGTCAAAAGATTAGAGTCTATGGTAGATAAGCTTTATAAAGCTTATATTAAGAAAAAATATAATTGGCAACTTATTCGCTTAGAAGATAATAGCCAAGTTTGGATAATGTCTAATGGAAAAATTGCAAAATTAAGATAAATATTGGGATATCGT